GGCGTTATGGTATTGATACACCTAGTTTTAAGAGAGCCAGAGAGCGTTCTGACCTTTATTTAGTTGAGGTAAACCAAATTAAGGATGATTTAGCCGAACAGATGAAATTAAGGTGGGTGCAAGGCAATGAACAACCTCAGCCATCGGGCTTTATGAATTTTCCAATACCTTCAGAAGGGCTTTATATGTTTAACAACTTTTATTCTCATTTTGAGAGTGAACATCGAGTTATCGAAAAAAACAAAGATGGCGATGGAGTTTCAGCCCGTTGGATTAAAAAGAGTTCTGGAGGTCAGAATCACTTGTGGGATTGTCGAGTTTACAATATTGTTTTGAAGGATATAATGACATTTTTCGTTTGTTCTGAATTAAAAATAAAAAATTATGCTTGGAAAGACTACGTGGACGCGGTTTTAGGTAGATAATTAAAAGTTTCTTTACTTTTTAGCGTTATATTAATAAAAGTTTTATATATTTGTAGAGTCTTAACAAAACAACAAACAAAATGGATAAAGCGGTATTAAAAAAGTTAAAGAGTATAAAGGAAAAAACAGAGGCTAAAATTGAAGCTCGAGAGCTGAAATATAATTATTATTCAGACAGCTGGAGAGAATCAGAAAAAGGGATTGAGTATTTAGCTAAAACAGAACGGATGATTGCATTTTTAGAAAGCATTGAATTGTCAATATTCGAGGCGAAATCTATCGAAGGTGAGTAAATTATACGATTTAGTCTGGGAGGTTAACAAAGTCGAAAAGGAAACTATAATGTATAATTCACCAATCGCTTTAGTTAAATGGAAAAAAAGAGATTGTGGAAATACAACTCATAGAACTGGAAAATTAAAAATAATTGAAAATGGGAAAAGGTAAAGGAAAAAAAGGAGGTAAAACATGCGTAATACCAAATAGAACTGGCCACTTAAGAAGTTGGCACGACTGGATGGATCAGGCTAAAAATCAAGAAAGAGCAAAAAAAGAAAGTGATAATTACAGAAAAAAAACAGGAAAATGAGACAATTTAAAGAAGTAAAAAAGGAAAAAGAAGTAAAAGAAGATGTAAAAAAGACGTTGGGAAACTCAATTGATTTTACACAATTATTTAGAGTAAAAGGAAAAAAAGGACTTTTCACAATAGGCTCTGAAGTAAACAAAAGCAATATGATCAGAATGAGGGGCTTTTTAGATATTAAAACAGACTGTACGGTTAACGCTGGTGAGTTGGTTTGTTTGGGGCATCTTGAGTTCCATACATTTGTAGGAAACGACAACCTAAAAATGGGTGATGTATTCAACAATATTGAGGAACACGGAACTGACGCAGAAATGGCTTTGTTAGTCCCAGAGTTTGACACATATATGTTTAAAGATTACCATTTAAAACAAGTACTTGCGTGGTACGATGAAATTAAAACTAAAACCGATTTATTGAACGATGGAGAAAATAATTAAAAAGAAAATAAAGGATAAAGAGCCTTTATATATATTCGCTGAAAAAGTAGGTATAAGAAAATCTACATTATCTGATTTTCTAAATAAGAAAACCGATATAAGACTGAGTACTTTAAAAGCTATAATTGAGCCTTTAAACATGGATATTTTAGAGAATATTCCAGAGCAACTTAGTGAAGTTGAGGAGGTTTATATTGATGGTAAATGCTATGAAAAAGGGATGAAGCACAAAGGGAGTGAGATTGTTTTGTGTTTCGGTTGCGAAGATAGTAATCATAAGATGGTTATTTTCAAAGATAAAAACGGTAAAATTGAATTAAAAACTTATTAAAGATGGAACAAAAAGAGGTGAAAATTATAGGTTTGAAGGTAAACCAGCAGATGGGAATTTTGCAAAGCTGTGAATTAAAATTTGATACTGACAATAATCTAATTGCTATAAATGGCGAAGTAGGTTCAGGAAAAACAACTTTGCAGAGAGGTTTGAAACTTGCTACTGTTGGCTCTGAAACTTTGAAGGACGATAAAGAGCTTTATGGAGTTATTGACGAAGAAATTCAGCTTTCAGACGGTAAAACTAATTTATTTGTTGGGTGCAAAACCTCATCAACGGGTTCTTTAGATTATGTTATATACACAAAAGACGAAAACGGCAAAGTAATCAAAGACCCAGTAGTGGATGGAATCAAATTAACACCATCAAGATATTTAAAGAGCCTTCAGACGGCTTTAACGTGGAGAATTGACGAACTAACCTCAGAAAACACAACGGTACAGAAAAAGATACTTTTAGAGCTTTATAAAAAGGAACTTGCATTGATTGGGGTGGTATTCAATAAAAAGGATGAGAATTATAGCGGTTCGATATTGGGTAAGATTGAGATTGCAGAGAACTCGAGAACTGAAAAGGAGTTTTTAAGAAAGCAGGTGGGCGGTTTCGCTAACCAATTGGAGCCATTAGGGATTGATGCTGATAACGCTGACACTATACCTAAAAGAGTTGATATTTCACAACTTGAAAAGGATAAAAGCAAACTTCAGTATGAGATTGAGAACGTTTCGAGCGTAAAAGAGCAAAAATTAAAAGAAATTAAGAACAATGCTGATTCTTTAACCAACAAATTAAGTGAAGAAAATTTAAAGATTAAGGAGGAAAATAAAGAAATTGAGAAGAAATTTCAGACTAAAAAAGATGCTCATTCTCAAAATATCCATACTTATAACGGGGTTTTAACAGATTTAGCAACTTTAGAGGAAAACGACTGCTTTCCAGGCTCTCAATATTTAGAGATAAAAGAACTGATCACGAAAGGGTTTAAAAATACTGACGTTTCTTCAGTTCATTTACTGCCAGAGCTTGAATTTAAAGATGATATTTGCATTACTAAGGAATGGGAAAAGGACACGCTGATATCTGGCTATTTAGAGCTGAAAAGTGAACTCCTTGCTGATTATATGAAAATCTATAAAGCACCAGCTGGAGACATTACTGAATCAGAAAAACAGTTAGAATTGATTGTTAATAATATAATTTTAGCAAAAGAAACTAACAAGAAGTGCGATATGGTGGACTCATTCCTTAATTGGAGGGCAGCAAATGATGAAGTTATTGATTTGAGAAACGAATATGCAGAAATGCTTTCATCTGTTAATACGGGGGTTGAGGGTCTTAATATTTGCGTTGATAAAGAGGATGGGAAAATGGATATTTACCTAACTTATAACGGTGTCTATGATAAAGAATATTTTAACAATTCAGACCTCGAAAACAGAAAATTAAGTAGTTATTCAGGAACGCAGAAACCTTTGATTTGTTTATTACTACAAAACTATCTATTAAGCTCAAAACCGAAAGCGATGAGATATTTATGGATTGATGACGTACCTATCGACAAAAAAACAAAGGCTTTATTGAATAAGATGGGTGAGGAGTTAAATCTTACAATTATTGTAAACATTACTGGAGACTTTAAAAAAGAAGATTTAAAAAGCGGTGATATATTGATTGAGGGCGGTGAGGTTTTCTTTAAATAAAAATTATGAAAAGAGTTTTAACGATAATAGTAAGCTGTTTAATATTTGCCTGTCTTTTTTGGGTTCTTATTGCTTCAATAATAATGTTATAAAACTAAAGTATGATGAAAGGAATACAATTATTTAGAGCGTTAAATGAAGAACAGTTATTAAAATTAATTAGTGTTTTTACTCAAAAAGAAATTTCAAAGATTTTTGAATGTTCTGAGGGTTTTGTTTCAAACGTTATGAGTGATAAAAAAACTTTTGAAGTTGTCGAAACAAACAAGCAAATATATGACAAAGTACCTCTTTATATGACTAAGGGTGCTTTTAGTGAATTAAAAGAAACGAATTTATATAAACAAATAATGATGAAATAAAATGGAAGGAACAGCAGACGAATTAGTACAATACAGATTTGAAAATATTGATGAATACAGAAAGTTTTTAGAGAAATCGCCAGAGCCATCGTGGGTACAGATTAGGAGTTTAGGTTCTAAAAGTCATAGTTTTATACCTTTATTTATTATGCAAGCTAATGCAGATTTTATCTTTAGAGAGTGGCACGTTATTGATGAAAAGCCTATGTCAATCTTAAACGGCGTAGCCTCAACGGTTAAAGTACAGGCGTTGCCTGATTATCCAGGTGCCGATTACATAACCTTTACGGGAACAGCTGCAGTAATGTTTAAAGACACAAAAAATGCGATTGAGTTCGATATGCCTAACTCAGCTGAGCGTGCTATTGGTAAAGCGTTGCAGAGATTAGGTAATGTTTTTGGTCGTAATCTAAATAGAACCTACAAAGCTAAAAAGGATGGTGTTTTAAAAACATTTGCAGTAAGTTCTGATTTTTCATTTAATAAAATAAAAAAGGAGAAGAAAAAAGATGAATGATTTTGAAAGTTTCGATTTAGATGTATTTTCTCAATCAGAGGAAATAGGAAAAGGTGAAAGTCTCCAAAGGAATGACGAATGGGCTGCGCTTCGATTAGGTAGTTACAACGGTTCTGAAAATTCTAAGCTAATGAATTGTGGTAAATCAACATCTAAACAGCCGTGGGGTTCTTTAGAGAAGTTGGTGGATTTTGGAGTTACTGCCGAAAAGCATATTTACAAAGTAGGAATGGAGAGAACTACAGGAGAGACTTCTATGGAGACAAAAGCACGTCAGCTAACCTACGGAACGGAGCAGGAGCCAGAGTTCATTAAACAGCTTATAAAGGATGGTATTTTTACTGATTTCGAGGAGTTAAGCTCAGAGGAGTTTCCAGCACACCCAAATGGGCGTGCTTCCGTTGATGGAATTGCTAAACTTGGTAAAATGTTCGGGGCTTTAGAAGGTAAAAAAGTATGTATTGAGCTTAAATGTTGCGTTTCTTGGGATGGGCATTATGCGAGAATGTACGAACCAGTACACGAGAAACACAACGACTTTTGGCAACATCAATCTGAAATGTTGGCTGTTGGATTGGACACTCTTCTTTATGTAGTTGCTTTACCAATGACAACCGAAAAATATGATTATCAATTAGTAAAAGCGTCACCAATTCATCAAGAACAACTTACTAAAAGAATGAAAATATCAGACGCTGCTATTGAGATGTGGGGAGGAGAACATACACGCTCTGAGTGTTTAAAAATAGCTTGTGCGAATTATTCAGAAAATAAAATAACTAAAGAGAGTAATTAATTAAATAATTTTTATATATTTGTAACCTAAACTAAAAAAGGAAAAAAGATGGTAGATTTAAAAACAAAAAGTGAAGCGTTAAACAACAAAATTTTCGCTATTTTCAAGAAGAAATTAATATGGCAATTTAGAGATGGAAAAAATAAATCTCTTATAAAGAGAGATGTAAATTCATTTATTCAGTCATCAATGGAGGTTTTGGCGTTTGAGATTCGTTGTGAATACAACGGATGGATTAAACAGCCTAAAACTGGTCTATCAACTAGGGTTAAATTTTTATTTACCGGAAAGTTTTAATTGATAATAAATTTTTGTATTTTTGTATTCTATGGTAGAATATGAAAGTGCATCTATTTATATAAGTTCGTCCACGGATATATGCGATAAAATCGACAAAATCGATGCTATAATTGTAGCATTAGAAGATACCGCGATTAGGTCGGCAGCTAATGATGATATTAGTGAATACTGGCTTGATGACGGTCAAACTAAGATTAAAACCGTTTATAAAGGCACTGATTCAGTATTAAAGTCTATTAACGGCTTCGAATCATTAAGACAGATGTATATTAATAGACTTAATGGGCGCATAGTTCGCCTTGTTGATTCAAAGTCATTTAGAAGATAATTATATGAGGTTTTTTGATTTTATTAAAAGGGAAAAAGCAGGCAATATTAACGTGCCTAACTCAACGGCATATTACAGACCAATAACAACGCTATCATATGATGGCGAGAAAAATACAGGCGAATTAGGAAACCTAACTCATTATGAATTAGCATACGAAGGTCTGAGAAGCCGTTCGTGGAAGTCCTATTTAGATAATGAGATTACTCAGACCGTAATTAAAAAATATGTTACGTGGATAATCGGTTCAGGTTTGAAATTACAATCAGAGCCAATTACTTCAGTTCTAAAGGATGAAAATATTGATATTGATTCTGCTGAATTTAGTAAATCGGTTGAGGATAGATTTAAAATTTATTCTGAATCTCGACTTTCTGATCATTCGGGCATAGATAACCTTTCGAGAAACGCAAGAACTACATATATTAATTCAATTATCGGTGGTGATTGTTTGGTTATTCTTAGACTTGTTGATGGAGTAATCACTCAGCAATTAATAGATGGAGCGCATATAAAAACTCCTTTCTTTGGTAAGCATGTTGCAGCGGCAGAAAAACGTGGAAATAAAATAATCAACGGTATTGAGCAAAACAAGAAAGGTGAGCATATATCCTTTTACGTTTTCAAAGGTTGGGATGACGTTCAGCGAGTAGTTGCGAAAGGTAAGAAAACAGGTCAGGAAATGGCTTTCCTTGTTTATGGGTTACGTTACAGAATTAACGATAATCGTGGAATACCTTTAGTATCTACTGTTTTAGAGACTTTAGCGAAAATTGATAGATATAAGGAAGCAACGGTGGGAAGTGCTGAGGAAAGGGCTAAAATCGTTATGCAGATTGTACATGATTTAGGCTCTACTGGTGAGAATCCTTTAGCCAAAACAATGGTTAAAGCGTTCAGCGTTGATGGTCAGCAAGAAATAGCGACAACAATAGACGGCAATGTTTTAGCAGATAATGTAGCGGCATCAACAAATAAACAGACTTTTAATATGCCTCCAGGTTCTAAACTTGAGAGCTTAGATACTAAAAATGATTTATATTTTAGTGATTTTTATAGTGCTAATGTTAACGCGATTTGTTCAACAATTGGAATACCGCCAGAAGTTGCTTTAAGTAAATATGATTCTAACTTCTCAGCAAGTCGTGCGGCATTAAAAGATTGGGAGCATACAATTGGAGTCGAGAGAAAAAGTTTCTCTTTTCAATATTATGACAAAATCTACGCTTTCTGGTTACAGGTTGAAATTTTAAAAAACAAGATACAAGCCCCAGGATATTTAAACGCGGTTGCAGAAAAAAATCATATGGTTGTTGACGCATACAAAAGAAGTCGTTTTGTAGGTGCTAATGTTCCTCATATAGACCCATTAAAAGAGGTTATGGCTGAACGTGCTAAACTAGGTAAGTCAGGCGAAGCTATTCCATTGACTACGGCAGAAGCTGCTACTGAAGCTCTAAATGGAGGTGATTACGATACGAATTTAATTCAATATATTAAAGAACTCGAGGATGCAATTGAAGGTGGTGTAAAAATACCTGAAAAAGTAGTTCCTCAACAAAACCCAAAAAAAGAAGATGAGTGATATAAACGAAACATCTTTTCAGATAAAAGATACTATTATGTTAGTTGGCGGAATAATATCTTTAGCAGGGTCATACTTTGCTTTGAAATACGGACAGAAATCTGCAGACAAAGAAATAGTTACTTTAAAGGAAGAAATTATTGCAGCTAAAAGGGGGCGTCATTCCCTCCGTAAAGAGGCGGCAGTTGATTTAGATAAGCGTGAAGAGATTATCACAAAAAGGATTGATAAAACTCAGATGGAGCAAAAGGAATACGCAAAGAAAACTGATCAGGAATTTAAAGAAATGAACTCTAACCTTTCGGTTATGAAAGTAGATGTTTCAGAGATTAAAGGAATGGTTCAGACTTTATTAAGCAAATAAAAACAACGAAGATGGGGAAAATTAGTAATCATATAACTTATAAAGAAGCCACGAGAAGTTCAACGGCTAAAAGATACGGAATTGAAAACAAACCAAATTCTTTTCAGTTAGCGAATATGAAAATGGTAGCAGAAAATTGTTTCGAACCTTTACGAGAGAAGCACGGTGAAGCAATAGGAATCAGTTCTTTTTTGCGTTCTAAATCGTTAAACGAACATCCAGCAATAAACGGCTCGACTACTTCGCAACATTTGCAGGGTCTTTACTCTAAATTAGAGGAGGGTGCGATTGATATTGATGCTGATATTTTTGATAACGGAATTACTAACAAAGAGATTTTTGAATGGTTAAAAACAAATGTTGAGTTTGACCAATTAATATGGGAATACGGAACAGAAAAAGAACCAGCCTGGGTTCACGTTTCTTTTAGAAAGGGAGCTAACCGCAGGATGATGTTAACGGCAAAGAAAAATAGTAAAAACAGAACGTTTTACACTTTAAGAAAATAAGATGGGCGAATATAAAGAGGAACACGGAAAAACACGAGTGGGTAATTTTTTAAAGAGTTTAAAGGATGCTTCACCAGCTTTATTGAATGCTGCGGCATCAATTACTGGGATAGGTCAATTAAAGGGGTTAGCAAACCTAATTAAATCTGACAATACTATTAAGCCAGAAGATAAAGAGATTGCATTAAAATTACTCGATATGGATTTAATCGAGATGCAAGAAATTACCAAAAGATGGCAGTCTGATATGATTTCAGATAGTTGGTTGAGTAAGAACGTAAGACCAATGGCATTAATATTTTTAACTGTTTTTATGGTTCTGGTAATGGTCTCCGACTCAAAAGAAACGTGGAAATTTGAAGTTAAAGAAAGCTACATAGCTTTAATGGAAACGCTTTTAGTAGTTGTTTACGTTGCTTATTTTGGGTCGAGAGGAGCTGAGAAATTAAAAAAAATAAAAAAATAATTACAAAAATACTTTTATATTAAAAAAAAAAGTATATTTGTACCTTATTATGGCAAAAGAAATATTACTATATAACACAATTTACAGCTTTACTGCTGAGGATTTCATTAATAAAATGGAAGAGTCTAAAGGTAATGACGTTGTATTGAGGCTCAATACTGACGGTGGAGATGTTCAGGCTGCGTTTGGTATGATTGCTAAATTTGCTGAACATAAAGGTTCTAAACTTATTAAGGTAGATGGGAAAGCCAACTCAATGGCAGCTTTCTTTTTAGCTTACGCAGACAACGTTGAGGCATTAGATGTTTCTGAGATTGTTATTCACAGAGCAGCTTATCAAAGCTGGACAGAGTCACGTGAAGGGTTTAAAGATTCAGAAGAATTTACAGCGATAGTTGAAATGAATAAAAACCTTAGAAAGGCTTTAGAGAGGAAAATTGATGTAGAGGCTTTCGAGAAAGTTACAAAAACAACACTTGACGAAGTATTTAGTATGGAGTCAAGAATTAATGTAAAACTAACATCTGCTCAAGCTAAAAAAATTGGGTTAATAAGTAAGGTAAAAAAACTAACCTCAGAAATGAGCGCAGAAATACAATCTAACTCATTCGCTATTGCAGCAAATTTTGGCGTTGATGTTAACGAATTGAAACCTTTAGAAATTGAAGCAAAAAAAGAAGATAAACCAATAAAAGAAATAAAAATGAATTTAGAAGAATTAAAAGAAAAACATCCAGCAGTATATGCTCAAGCAATAAGCGTTGGTGTAACTCAAGGTGCTGAAGCTGAAACTGACAGAGTTGGTTCGTGGATGACATTTGTAGATGTAGATGCTAAAGCGGTTAGCGAAGGTATTAAGTCTGGAAAAAATATATCTCAAACGGCAATGGCAGAGTTTGCTATTAAGAAAATGAGCGCAGTTAGATTAGCAGAAACTGAAGAAGATTCTGAAGATGAAATCGACACTGAAAAACCAACAGCTGAAGCTACTACTGAATTGGAGAAATTCGAAGCTGATTTAGCTGCTGCAAGAAAAGTTTAATCTATAAAAAAAAGAAATTATGAGCACAGTTACAGTAGTAAATAGTACAGAAAATCAGTTTCACGCTGATTATGACGTATCGAAAATATTCGTAAGAAATAATAGATATAGCCTAGCTAATCTATTAAATGCATCTGGTGGTATTAAATCATTCGCACCTGGTTTAGTAGTTGCGAGAATTGCAGCAACAAACAAGATTGTACCTTTTGACGGCACAGCAGTTAATGGAGCACAAATACCAGTAGGTGTTTTGAAAAGTACTGTTACAAGTTTAGCAATAGCAGGAACATTAGACATCAATTATTGTATGGCTGGTGATGTTGTTGAGGCTAAAGTAATTCTTGAGGCTGGGACACTTGATTCTGTTGTTACAATAGGAACAGGAACTGAAAACACAAGAACAGTTAGAGATATGTTACAATCTTTAGGGATTAAATTAGTAGCCTCTTATGAATTAACTGGTTTTGATAACCAATAAAAAAAATAAATTTAAAAAATAAATAAAAATGGCTATAAGTACTACAGAAGCCCGTTCAATTTTTACAAAACAATTGATTGCGGTTTATAAAGAAAGAACGGCACCAACTTCTTTTTTACGTTCATTCTTTAAAACGAATGAATCAGATACAAAAGAAATCTCAATTGAAGTTCAAAGAGGAACTGAAAAAATTGCAGTTGATGTTGAAAGAGGAACTGGTGGAAATAGAAATCAGTTTTCTAAATCTTCTGAGAAAATATTCGTGCCACCTTATTATGAGGAGTATTTCGATGCAACTGAATTAGCGTTTTATGACCGTTTGTTTACGGCTAATGGAACTGTTGATTTAACTACTTTTAACCAGTGGTTAGGAACTGTTGTTGAGAAGTTAGGTATGTTACAGGATAAAATCGAAAGAGCTTTAGAGCTTCAATGTTCTCAAGTATTCGAAACAGGAATTGTTGTTTTGAGTAACGGAATTAATATTGATTTTAAAAGAAAGGCTGCATCTTTAGTTGATAAGGGAGCTGGTAATTACTGGGTAACTGGTACGGTTAACCCTTACACGGATTTAATTGCAGGGGCTAATTTCTTGAGAACTAAAGGCAAGATTTCTGGAAATATTATAAACGTTGTTATGGGAGATACGGCAATTACCGACTTCATGAACAACGCTATCGTGAAAGCGAGAATGGACATAAAAAGTCTTTCTTTGGACGTTGTAAGAGCACCACAGAAAAGCGCTGTTGGTGGAGTATTACACGGAGAAGTTTCTGCTGGAGCTTATAAATTCAGACTTTGGACTTACCCAGAGTATTACGATACAGAAGCAGCTGTTAATATCTCTTATGTTAACTCTAAGAAAATCGTAATGTTGCCAGACGCACCAAAATTCGTTTTAGGATTTGGAGCTGTACCACAATTGTTAGGTAAAAAAGCAAGTGTTGGGGCTGGAATTGGTGGAAAAAGAGGAGCTTATTTAATTGGTGAATTCCTTGATGAGCAGAATACTACTCATAATATTAGTATAAAATCTGCTGGGGTTGCGATTCCAGTTGCTGTTGATACTATCTACACTTTACAGGTAGTTGCTTAATTAATTTTAATGATCATATAATAAAGCCCTCTTTAATTAGAGGGCTTTTTAAAAAAGGATATAATGGCTAAGAAGAAATATAAAGTAAAAGCATTAAATGTAACTGTTGCTGGTAATAATATCAAGTATTTAGGTGACGAAGTTACTGGAGCTAATTTCTCTGGAGGAGAAACCGAAGCTGACGAAAAAGTAAAAGCTGGGTTTTTAGTTGAGCTAAAAGGAAGTAAAGCGGATGCGAAAGCTGAAAAAGAAGCTGAAGAAAAATTACAAGCTGAATCAGAAGCAAAAGCAAAAGCTGAAAACGAAGCAAAAGAAAAAGAAGCTGAAGAAGCAGCAATTGCTGCAGAAATAGAGGCTGAAGAAAAAGCAAAATCAGAGGCTGAAGAAGCTAAAGAAACTGGTAAATAAAATTCTGTTTGTTAATTGTTATGTTGAGGAAAGCTGCTGCTATATGTAGCAGCTTTTTTTTTAATCAAAAAATATGAGTTTAGTAGATAGAGGAAAACAAGACTGGCAAAGATTTACATCAAACACCGATGAATTCGGTATTGAAATGAATTTAACTGCTCCAGACACGACTTCCGTTGATATTGTAGGTTTATCAACTAAGCATCATATTGGGTTCGATACAGAGGGTGTTTTAGTGAATACTAAAAACGCTCATATTTCTTTTTCAGAACAATTATTAACAGACTTGAGTTACCCAGTAAGAGACGCTAGTGGAGAGGTAAATTTATCTGGCCATAAAGTAGTTGTAAAGGATAGTACTGGGATTAATAAAGATTATGTAATTAGAGAATCATATCCTGACGAAACTATCGGAATGATTATATGTATATTAGGAGATTTTGAAACATGAGTTCAATTTTAGTAAACGCAATACCACAACAAAATTTTGAATTAATACGAGATAGAACCGCTTTAATTTTAAGTGAAGAACTCGCAAACCAGTTCATTTTAACTTCTGAAGACGCTTTAGATGCTACCGTTCATAATGAGCGATTTATTCCTTTTGATAAAACTGATTTACCTTGTGTAAACGTATCTTTATCTGACGGCTCTTATCAATCAAACTCAACTATTGATTCTACAGGCTCTTATGATTTTTTTATAGATATTTATCACTCAGCAAAAACTACGGCAACGACTAAAGGCGATTCCCAGGCAAATTTTAAACTACAGCGATTAATTGGAGTTTGTCGGGCTATTTTAGAGAGTCCACAATATAGAACTTTGGCTTTTGTGGCACCTTCCATCTCAAATACAACGGTTTCAAGTTTCTCAATTCCTTTACCTCCAAACGGAAATGATGGAGCATCTACGGTAATGTCCAGGCTCTTATTTACGGTGATTATTCCAGAGAGCGTTCAATTGATTAGTACAAATAATATTGATGGTTTTGATACGTCTGTTTTAATGGAGGACACGCCACAAGGGTATATTTTTTCTGGAGCTGGCACTTTCCCTTCAAAACCTACTAATTTAATCGCAACTACATTAAGTGGCACTTCGATTCAATTAGACTGGGATGATAACGCGACAACGGAAATAAATTATGAAATATGGAGAGGCACAAGTTGTGAGAATTTAGTTTTAATTGATACAATTGCAGCCGACTCAATTACTTATGTAGATACTGGATTAATTACTGATTTAGGTTATTTGTATAAAGTAAGACCTATTGATGCTTTGGGTAATGGTATTTTTAGCAATAGTGTTGTTGCACTTCCTTATTCTATTGCTGTAAAAAGCGGTATTCAGTACCAACGACCAAATTATACTGGGATTTTAACAAGTTATAGAACTGGCGATGATAAATGGGTTAGGGATAATATGCCTTATAATGCATCACCAACAAATCCGCTTTATATTCAAGAACTTGGGGCGAATTTGTTCACTTTGAAATTTCCTAACTATTTCGGCAACTATTTAAGGTATACAGATATTAATGGATTGGCTACAATAACAGACAACAAAGCCACAGCCCCAGATTTATCTTATAGATATATTATTGATAACTTAACGGGATTAGCGATGAGCCATCAAGCTACTTATTTGTCTAATAACATTAGCTGGAATACAGCGATAGATGATAGTTTGTCTTTGAATATTTATGGCTTTACAGATTGGTACTTGCCGAACATTAATGAATCAATGAGTTTTCTTAATTTTAACGGTAATTTTTATAATATTAATTTATTATGGTCTGGGGGTAACAGACTACAATGGTCAAGCTCATCGCGTCCAGACCATCCTGCTTATGCTACATGTTGGGGAACATATTTTTCTTCAAGCATATCGCTTAAAACAACATCAAACAGAAACTACGTACCAATAAGACAACATTTTTAAATTATGAAAGCAATAGGACAAATAACAATTGAGGAGGGTTTAATTTTGAACAATCCAACTTTAGAAATTGAAACAATAACTTACAAGCAAAAAGAAAAGATTGTTTTAGTTGAGTGTATTTTTAAAGAGGAAAATGCAAACTTTGAACATAGCAGAAACTTTGAATTTGAAGCTAAAAATGATATGTTAAAAACAGACGTAATAAATCTAATGACTAAGGAGGAAATTTTAAACCAATTCAAATGAGCGCAGAAGAAATAACCATCACAAAATTAACTAATGGTAATATATTAGTTTTACACGGCACAAGAGATTATAATATTTCACCCTCTTATTTATGTCATAAAGATACGTTGAACGATTCTATTGAGAATCTCAGCAAGTGCAAACAATAAAGATTTTAGTGGCGGTATTGAAGGTGTTTTATTAAAAGTAACAAATTAATAAAAAAAGTATATTTAATAAAAAAAAAGTTTATATTTGTAAACTAAAGTAATAAAAAATAAAACAAAAATATTATGGCAATAAGTACAGCGGTAGGTACAGAAAGAGTTTCGAGAATTGTAGGTTATAAAATTACAAAAGGCGATTTTTCTAATGTAACACCAAATTTACCTCAAAGAATAGCGATATTAGGTGAGGCAAATACAGCAAATCAAGGCGCATTAAGTTTAGTACCAATAGAAATAACTTCAGCTCAACAAGCTGGTCAATTATACGGTTATGGTTCTCCTATCTATAATATGATGAGGATATTAAGACCTGTAAATGGTGGTGGTATTGGTGGTATTCCTACAATAGTTTACCCACAAGCAACGGGGACAGCTGTTGCAGCTGTTAGAGATATTACACCGTCAGGAACTGCTACGGCAAACGGTACTCATACGCTAGTTGTTAACGGACGTGATAATGTTGATGGTAGCAGATACGATTTCTCAGTTGTTACTGGTGATAACGTTGCTGCAGTAACTGCTAAGATTACAGACGCTTTAAACAACGTTTTAGGAAGCCCAGTAATTGGAGCTGATGCAACTACGAAAGTAACGGCAACTGCTAAATGGAAAGGTTTAACGTCAGAAGATTTAAACATCACTATTGATACTAATAACACAACTACGGGCGTAACTTACGCAGTTACAAGCGGAGCAGTTGGTTCTGGAACTCCACCAGTAACAACGGCTTTAAATTTATTCGGTTCTAACTGGAATACAATTGTTGTGAATCCTTATACATTAGCTTCAGTATTTACTGAATTGGAGGCTTTCAACGGAATACCAGACCCGACTACACCAACAGGTCGTTACTTAGGGGTAGTAATGAAGCCTTTTATTGCTCTTTACGGCGATTTAGCAGACGACCCTTCTGTATTAACAGATGGTAGATTAGATGACGTTACAAACGCTGTTTGTCCTGCTCCTTTATCGGTTGCATTACCAATGGAAGCTGCAGCAAATATGGCTACTTTATTTGGGCGTGTTGCTCAAGATACTCCACATTTAGATGTCAACGCTTTGAGTTATCCAGATATGCCAATTCCATCTGATGGAAATATCGGTTCTATGACTTCTTACGATTTTAGAGATACGGTAGTGCAAAAAGGAGCTTCGACTGTTGATTTAGTTGCAAGTAAATATCAAGTTCAGGATTTCGTTACTACTTATCACCCAGTTGGTGAAGTACCTCCACAGTTTAGATATTGCAGAAATTTAATGTTGGATTTCAATATTAGATTTGGTTATTACTTACTAGAACAAACAAACGTTGTGGACCACGTAATTGCTGATAATGATGATATTGTTGAGGCTCAAAACGTAATTAAGCCAAAACAATGGAGACAGCTCGTTGGGGCTTACGCTGATAGTTTAGGTAAAAGAGCTTTAATTGCAGACGCAAACTTTATGAAGGATAGTATTGTTACTGGTTTAAGTGCAACGAATCCAGATAGGTTAGAAACTACTTTTAAATACAAAAGAAGTGGAATAGCTCGTATCTCATCAACAGATGCAGAAGCAGGTTTTAACTTTGGTGAAGTATAATTAATTAAAAAAAATAAATTTAAAAATATAAAAAAATGGCAGTAGGTGGCGATATAGTAGAAATAACCTTTAATCATCCAACTTTAGGAACGGGTGTTTTCTTTGCTAAATCAAGTGAAGATTCAACGTTTAATCTTGGTGGGTTTGTTTCAAATGACGATTCAAATATGATTGATGGCGGTGGTAATATGATTGACCAAATTAATCAGGTTCGTTGGAAATTCGGAGCTACGGTTTCATGGGATATGAACACGCGTGAGGATTTGGATAAATTAATTAACTTATCTCAGAACTCATTACAGGCTGATTGGACTATCTCTCACGTTAATGGGACAGTTTGGGGTGCTAAAGGTAAGCCAGTTGGTGATTTAGAGGGTAACGGGAACTCAGCGACTTTCCCAATCTTATTATCAGGAGGCGGTAAGCTAAAGAAAATTAGTGGTTAAATAAATATATAAATAATTAAAAAAGGAAAAAATGGGAAAATTAGTAGTATCAAAAGAAGTCGCAGAAAAAGAAGTAACTGCATGGCTTGATTTTAAGAGAGTCGGAGAAATTAAAAGAGAAGAAAACAAAGAAATGATCACTGGACTAGCTAATGGATTAGCTGAAGGTGATTTAACCTTAGACAAAAAGGATTTTGTATTTACTCAGAAATTAAAGTTTCCAATAGGTTCTGACAACGACATTAAAGAGTTGAAATATAAACCTCGTTTATCTATGTTAGACATTGAGAAACACTCTTTAAATGTAAAAGCAGGGAATACTCAGGCATTATTAAGAGCTTATATTTGCGCATTGACTGATCAGAATTCGGGTATCGTTAAATTAATGGACACGGAGGACAATAAAATATCACAAGCTATCGCAATCTTTTTTTTGTAACTGAAAACTCTCTTGATGTACAGGTAAAATCTGTTGTGAGGGAGTTTAAATGGCCACCAGATGTAATTGCAAAATTGTATCTGGATGATAAAGATTTTAACGGCTTAGAATATTGGTACAATGACGTTTTGGATATGCACAAAGAATTGAAGAAAAAATGAGCACTTTTACTGTACCAACTATATATACTGCAATCGACAAATTTACAGCCCCATTACGAAAAATGGGTACTGCAAGTCGAACTTTTGCACAGAAGGCAGAAACAGGTATTGCTCGACTTGATAGGCGTGTAAACAAATTAACTCCATCTTTCGGTGCTTTAGGAAAACAAATGCTTTCTTTTGCTAGTGCTGCATTAGTAATGACTGCAATACTTGCTACTGGAAATAATGTATTAGCTTTTGAGGAAAATCTGGTTGGTGTTGGTAAAACTACTGGTATTGCTGATGATAATCTTAAAAGATTGGGTTTTGGAATACTTGATTTATCGGAT